AGGTTTGAGTATCTTACAAGCTATAAACAAATAAATGGATTTAATTATTCTCTACGATGGTATATATAGTTTAGTACCAGTTACAAAAGAAATGTTACAAAGTATTACATTATTAACAGCAGTAGATTGCTTTGAGCTTTGTGATATTTTAAGATTAAAATTAACAACCTATCATGATGCTCCCATAAATAGACATGTGATGAATGATGGTAGTGGCGATTTATATGGATGTATATGTCAATGAAAAATTTAAGAGTATTATCTTTAGGAGCTGGAGTTCAAAGTTCTACACTTGCATTGATGATTGAGAAAGGAGAGGTGCCAATGGTAGATGCTGCCATATTTAGTGATACTTATGGTGAACCTCAAGCTGTTTACGATTGGTTAGATTGGTTAGAAAAACAATTATCTTTTCCAGTGTATAGAGTTGCAAGAGGTAATCTCAAACAAGATATGTTAGATGCAACAGTAGGAAAGTATAAATTTTTATCAGTACCATTATTTACAAAAAACAAAGAAACTGGAAAAAAAGGTTTGTTAAGGAGACAATGTACTTTTGATTATAAAATTGCTCCAGTAACAAAAAAAGTAAGAGAACTACTTGGAGTTGGTTATAGAAAAAGAGTTCCTAAAGATACTACTGTTGAAATGCTTATGGGTATTTCTTTTGATGAAATAATTAGAATGAAAGACAATAGACTTAAATACATGAAAAATAATTATCCTTTAATTGATAAAAAATTAAGAAGGGCAGATTGTATTGAGTGGATGAAAAAAAATAATTATCCTACACCACCAAGATCTGCATGTACTTTTTGTCCATATCATACAAATACAGAATGGAGAAGGATTAAAGAAAATAAAAAAGAATGGGATGAAGTTGTTGCTTTAGATAAAGCTATAAGAGGAGGAACACCAAAAAATACTGATGAACTTTTTTTACATAAAGATTGTGTACCACTTGACGAGGCAGATTTAAGAACTGCTGCTGAGAAAGGACAAAAAGAATTATTCTATGAAGATTTTGGACAACTTGATAATTGTGAGGGTATGTGTGGAGTTTAGAAATTGAGTGATGCAATAACAAATCTAAAATTAGACTTTTCTAGTTCACCTACATTGTGGAAGTTCTTACAAGACAAATCATTTGTGAGAGGTGTGATGGGACCGGTAGGTAGTGGTAAATCATATTCATGTGCAGCGGAGATTATGTTGAAAGCTGTACAACAAGTTACATCACCAAGAGATGGGATCAAGTATAGTAGGTTTGTTGTTGTAAGAAACTCATATCCAGAGTTAAGAACTACTACAATCAAAACATGGCAAGAGTTATTTCCAGAAAATATTTGGGGTCCTTTCAGATGGTCTCCACCTTTGACACATCATATCAAACTACCATCAAGAGATAATGCTCCAGGTATTGATTGTGAGGTTATCTTTCTAGCTCTTGATCAACCCAAAGATGTTAGAAAACTTTTATCTATGGAACTTACTGGTGCGTGGGTGAATGAGGCAAGAGAGTTACCTAAAGCTGTAATAGATGGTTTGACACACAGGGTAGGTAGATACCCAACTTTATCTGATGGTGGTGCGAAACCATGGAGAGGTATCATTATGGATACTAACCCAATGGATGATGATCATTGGTGGTATAGATTAAGTGAGAAAGAAAAGATGAAAGGTAAATACAAATGGACTTTCTTTAAACAACCAGGAGCAGTTGTAGAATATACAAAAGAAGATTTACCAGAAAATCCAGAGGCTAATGGTTTTGTTATGTCAGCAAAGAAATGGTGGATGACAAATCCTAAATGTGAAAATAAAAAAAATCTTCCTACTGGTTACTATGAACAAACACTACTAGGTAAAAATTTAGATTGGATAAGATGTTATGCTCAAGGACTATATACTTATGTTCAAGAGGGTAAACCAGTTATGTCAGAGTATGATGACACACTTATGGCAGCAGATTTTTTAGAACCCGATATATCTTTACCTATACAAGTTGGTGTGGACTTTGGTTTAACTCCAGCAGCAATCTTTGGACAAAGAACTAAAAAAGGAACTTGGAATATTCTACATGAGTTAGTTACCTTTGATATGGGATTAGAAAGATTTGGTGAAATGTTAAAAACAGAATTAGCAAGTAAGTTTCCAAAGTTTGATGTGTTAGTACATGGAGACCCAGCTGGTATGAAAAGAGATGAGATCTATGAAGTTACAGCTTTTGATCATTTAAGATCTATTGGACTAACTGCTAGACCAACTGCATCAAATGATTTTAGAGTTCGTAGAGAAGCTGGAGCTATGCCTATGAATAGATTGATAGATGGTAAACCAGGTTTGCTTGTAGATAAAAGATGTCAAAGATTAAGGAAGGCATTATCTGGTGGTTATCATTTTAAAAGAGTACAGATCTCTGGTGGTGAAAGATATAGAGATGCTCCAAACAAGAATGAACACTCGCATGTCGGTGATGCGTTTATGTATTTATTACTTGGTGGTGGAGAACATAAAAGATTAACAAGAGGTAACAATAATAAATTTAAGCAATCAGTTGCTAGTACAGAATTTGATATATTTGCATGAGTGTAGGTTATGGATTTGGAATGTTGTTTGTAGGTATTGGTGCAATACTTGTCGCTGCTATAATAGCATATTTTATTATCAATAGAGATCAAGATGAGCAGTAAATCTAAAATCAAAGGTTCAAGAGTAGAAAGAAAGATTGTCAAACTATTTGAAGATCTAGGTATAAAGGCAAGGAGACAACCCATGTCGGGTGCTTTACAAGACTTTCCTTATGATGTTAAGGTAGATCTTTTGGGTGGTATGCATTGTGAGGTCAAGGCTAGAAAAGGTGGCAAAGGTTTTGCAACAATAAAAAGATGGAAAGGTAATGCAGATCTTTTAATTATGGTAGAAGATTTTGCAGAGCCGGGAGTTTACATAGATTGGAGTTTATGGAAAAGGATAGCAAAGATATTAAAAGAGAATGGTTAGTTAGAGTTTGGAAAAGAGGAGAGATGGAACTCAAGAAAGAGTTTACTATTTTTACATCAGAGAAAAGGATGGAGAGATTTGTTATACCAAAAAAGTATAGAGCCACTTATGAGAATACAAACACTTGAAAGTATATTTAAGGCAGATGGAAAGGACATGATTGTTCTACCATTCAAATCATATCTTCTTAACTTGATGGACTTATACCAAGAGGATAGAGATCATATTGATCAGATCCCTGGTTATCTTAATTATTTAGATGCATGTACTAAACAGGGTTATGGATATACTGTATTAGACAAAGGAAAACCAATAGTTTGCTTTGGTATTGTACCTCAATGGCCAGGTGTTGCAGAGTTATGGTTGATACCAGATAAAAACCTTATTCAAAAATGGAAACTAAAATTTCATAAGGGATCATTAAAATTTATGGAATTAGCAGCGGATGAACTAAATCTGCATAGATTACATGTAACAGTTAGTGCTAACAATGTTCGTAGTGTCAAATGGATAGAACATATATATTTTAAGAGAGAAGGTGTATTAAAAAAATATTCCTTCAATAAAAAGGACATGATAATGTATAGTAGGTTATTTTAGTATGTTAAAAAAAATATTTAAGAAATGGATTTGTTTAGTATTTTGTATGGGTACTTGTTTCTATACACCATGTACTAAAGGTAAAAAGAATGGGTAGTCTTTTTAAACCACCTAAATATACTCCTCCTCCAGCGATGGAGAGATCTAATAAATTATTAGACGAGAGAGATGCTAGAGCTGATGCAGCAGAGAAAAGTGAGAAAAGAAAAATAGCAGCAAAGGCAAGAGCAAGAAGAGGTGGGGGAAGATTATTATATTCTCAAGATAGAGCCTTACCAGCATTGGGGGTTGGCACTACACTTGTAGCTGATGAAAGTATAAGAAACCCAATGGATGATGAAAGGATGATGACATAATGGGTGGAGCTCCAAGAATAATTAGAAAAGTAATATCACCAGTTAAAAAGGTTGTTGCTCCTAGTTCTCCTATTGCAGAGAGAAGAGTTGAGGTAGCAAAGAAAACTGAACCAGAAACAAAAACAATAGCACCTAGAAAATTAAAACGAAGATCAAGAAAGAATAGAGCAAATATTTTAACTGCTGCTAATACAACTAATACAGCTCTTACTACTACATCTGATTATTCACCAATAAGAAATCCAAGAGATGGATCTAAACTAGGGAGTGCATAATGCCAGGTTATCATAAAAAAAAATCTAAAAAGAAAAAAATGAAAAGATCATCCAGAAAGAAAGGATTAGTATCTTATGGATAGTCATGAACAAGTTTATATAAGAAATCCAAAATTTAGAAAACCAAAGGAGCAAGAGGATGACAAGGAAGTTTCCGAAAGTTCCAAAGAGTAAAAAGGGTGTACCACTTAAATATTTATCTGGTGCAAAGAACCCAAAGGCAAAAGAGAGTGAGATATTGAGAACAAGAAGATTATATAAAAAAGGTTTATTAACTACTGCTATGATGGATGACATTAGCAAGAAAAGGGCAAGAGCATGAGTAAGGCAGCAGTTATAGCAAAGTATTCAAAGTCAAGTGGTATATCTAAAGGTACTTTGAGTAAGGTCTATTCCAGAGGCCTTGGGGCTTATTATTCTTCCGGATCGAGGAATGTGTCAGCTCATGCATGGGCAGCAGGCCGAGTTCGGTCTTTTGCAACTGGAAAAGGTGGTGCTAGAAAGGCAGATAAAGATCTGATAAGATCAAAACGAAAGAAAGGT